GAAGCGGACATCCTGCGCGGGTTGCTTGAGGCGGCCGCCGATGCAACCGAGGAACGGAAGACGATCGAGATCGCCCGGAAGGGCAAGGTGCTGTTCCGGTTCCGCATCCGCCCGCTGTCCGAAGCGGAGTACAACGCATGCCGGGACAAGGCGACGAAGTACAAGAAGAATCGGCGGCTCGGCGGAATCAAGATGCCGGACGATACCGATACGGCCCGGTATCGATCGCTCCTGATCTATGAAGCGACCGACCCGGAAGACCGCAAGAAGGTTTGGGACAACAAGACGGCCTGGGATCAGCTCGGCGTGATCTCTGGTGTGCAGCTCATCGACAAGGTGCTGCTGCCGGGCGAAAAGGAAGCGATCATCGAGCAGATCGATCGGCTGTCCGGATTCGATCTCGACGATGAAGAGGCCGGCGACGCGGAAGAAGTCGTAAAAAACTGATTCTGGCGGGAGGGAAAGCCACCCTCCTGCACCATATTTTCCAGCGTCAAGGCCTGCTTCCGAGCGAAGTCCTCAAGCTGCCCGAAGGCGAGAGGCTCTTCTTGTTTACCTCAACCAAAATCGCGCTGGAAGCGGAAGCCGAGGAACGCCGCGCACTCCTGGCGAAGCAATCAATGAAAGGGTGATCGCCGGTGGCGGAAGAAGTCTACCGAATCGAAATCCCGGTCACCGTCGAAGATCATACCGAACCTTCCCTCTCCAATGCGGAAAAACGGGTCTCCCGGTTTGATCGGACCGTTGAGCGCACCCGGAACCGATTGAACGGCATGAACCGAACCCGTTGGCAACTGGCCATCTACGCAGTTGACCGCGCGTCGGCGGCCATCCGGCAAATTGGCACGCTGGCCCGACGGACGGCCAGCGGTGCCTACCGGATCACAGTGCGGGTGGTTGATCTTGTTACCAGCCCCATTCGTTCGATTGTCCGAGGGATGACCTCCACGCTCGGCCTGCTTGGTCTCGGTGCGGGTGGTCTGGGTGGCATTATCATTCCAATTGGCTTGGCGGATGAAATGACCAATGCGCAAATTGCATTTGAAACGATGTTCAAGAGCGCAAAGAAAGCCCGAGATTTCATGGCTGAAGTTATGGAGTTCGCGGAGAAGACTCCATTCGGCGTGAGGGACGTCGTAGAGCAAGCCAAAGGGTTATTGGTACGCGGATTCGACGCAAACGAAATCATCCCGATGCTGGAACGGATCGGAAACGTGGCGGCGGCAATGGGTGGCGGTTCGGAAACCATCGAGCGGATCGTCTACGCGTTCGGCCAAATGCGCGCGCTCGGCCGTGTTTCCGCTCAGGACATGAATCAGCTTACTGATGCAAACATTGATGCATGGAAATACATTGCTCAAGGCATGGGATTGTCAATCGCTCAGGTCAGGAAACTTTCGGAGCAAGGATTGATCCCCGCTGATCAGGCCATCCAGCACATCTTGAAGGGTATGGAACAGTTCGACGGCATGATGAGCAAGACAGCGAATCTGACGGCTCGCGGTCTTGCTGATCAAATCATGGAAGCATTCAGCACAAATGTTCTTCTGAAATGGGGGACGGGTTTGCGAGACGCAATCCTTCCTCGACTAGAAAAAGTGAAGGATTGGCTGGACAAGAACCAGGACAAGATCGAACGATGGGGCGACTCTTTGCAAAAGGCGGCCCAGGAAGGCGCGGACTGGCTGCTTCGTAAGTTGGAAAGGGCCTTCGGATATATCCGGCGTCAATATCTGGACAATCCCGAGTTCAACAAGCTGGATTTTGGAGGGAAAATCCGCTTCATCTTCGACGATCTGAACCGCCTTTTCATGGAGTGGTGGCAGGCCAAAGGACAGCAGCAGGTCGAGAACATTTCCGGGGAAATCGGCGCGGCTCTTGGTGGCGCGCTGGGCGGATTCATTATGACAGCCCTGGGAGCGGCTGATCCGAACAACCAGATTGCCGAATCTCCGTTCATCCAGGCCGGTGCCACGGCGGGACACGCCTTCCTGGAATCCTTCCTCGAAGCGTTCGATGCGGCGAAAATTGCGAAAAAAGCTGCGGACGCCTTCATGAACATGCAGCCGACGTGGCTCGGTGGCGAGACGAGCAGCCCGACCGGGCAAGCTCTGGCATTGTTGTTGGACGCCTGGTTGATCGCGAAGGTCGGCAAGCTGCTGAAAGGTCCGTTCAAGGCGGTTCGAACGGCATCACGTTGGTGGAAAGGCGGTGCGGCCGCCGAGACTGCCGTGGCCGCTGCCGGCGCATCTACAGCCGCAACGAGATCAGCGGCGACCGCAGCCGATACGGCCACACGGACACCGTGGTATCAGCGTTGGTTTGGGGGACTGAAAGGCTCCTCCCCCGCCCCGCTGCCTCCCACGACGAACGCAGGCCCGGCGGCGATCTTTCCGCAAGGCTACCGGCCTGCCGGCGCGAGGTTTTGGGAGAACATCCCGCTGGACCGCGTTTACAGCCGCGATGAGATTGTCCAAATGGCAAACGCCGGTCAACTCCAGCGCTTCAACGATCTGGAGAAGGCGTTCGGTGGTCCGATCACACCGAAGAAGAGCTGGTGGCAAAAGCTGATTCCGAAAGGCGGCGGCAGCCGGGTACTCGGATTCTTGTCCCGTACCGTCGGCAAGCTGGCCATCCCGCTGTCCCTCGGGTTGGACACGGCGAGTATTGCGGCGGCCGCGCCAGGCACCGAACGCAACCGTGCAATCGGCGGAACGGTTGGCGGCTGGGGTGGCTTCGCTGCCGGGGCTGCCGCTGGTGCGGCCATCGGTTCTGTCGTGCCGGGATTGGGCACGGCAATCGGCGGCACAATTGGCGGGATCGTTGGGGGCCTCGCTGGCGGCGCGGTCGGTGAGTGGATTGGCAGCAAAGGCAAGGAAATCTCCCAATGGTTCAGCGGTACACTCTGGCCGTCACTCAAGTCCGGGGCGTCCGATACTTGGAACTGGATCAGCGATACAGCGCCACAAGCGATTGCCAGAGGCATAGGCTTTGCCGTCGGATATATTGGCGAGACATTGTTCAACGGCGAATGGTGGGCTGAAAAATGGAATGGTGTCAGGGAGTGGGCCGCAAGCACCTGGGAGAACGCCAAAGAGATCTGGAACAACACCCGTGAAGCGATCGGGAACACGATCTTCAACGGCGAATGGTGGGCTGAAAAGTGGAATGGTGTCAGGGAGTGGGCCGCAAGCACCTGGGAGAACGCCAAAGAGATCTGGAGCAGCACCCGCGAAGCAATCGGGGATACGCTCTTCAATAGCGAATGGTGGAATGCGAAGTGGGACAATGTCAGGAACTGGGCTTCCAACGCATGGGAGAGCATCAAAGGCGGCTGGGGTAATTTCTGGGATAAAGTCAGCAGCGCGTTCGAGGAAGGCAGACAAGCCGGGCAAGTCGCTGCCGGTGCGAAGGCCTATGCCTGGGGCGGCTTCATTACCCGCCCGCACTTCGGTCTGGTTGGCGAAGCCGGACCGGAGGTCATCATTCCGCTGTCTCCGGGGATGCGGAACCGGGGCCGGGAACTGTGGGAACAAGCTGGGCAAATGCTGGGTGTGCGCCCCTTCGCATACGGCGGAATCGTTGGTGCTCCTTCGACGCCGGTCTTTGCTCCGGCCGCACCGCTCGCATCGACGGGATTCGGCGGAATCTCGATCCACCTCGGCGGAGTGAATTTCTCGATCACCGTGGACGGCGGCGGCCGCGAAGTCATCGAAACAATCCGTCAGCACGTCGACGAGATTGCCGATGAGATCGCTGACCGCATTGGCGCGCATCTGGACAGCGTGAACAGCAATAGCGTGTAGGTGGTGGTATCCGTGGACTTTTACTTGACCGATGAGACTGGGAAACGGCTGCATTTCCCCATGAATCCGGAGAGGATTACCGCCGCCACGACAGCCCGCATCCAGACATTCGATTCAATGGCGCTGGGTGAAATCTCTCTCCCACGAGGCTCCATGCCGGCGCGGATCACATTCGAGGGTATCCTGCCTGGCGAACCTCGGAAGAATACGGTGCTGGTCAAGTCATGGCGCGACCCGCGCGTTATCGCCGGCGAGATTTCCGCGTGGCGGAACGCAGGCGCGAAGCTGCGGCTGCTGGTCACCGAAACCCCGATCAACCATGACGTGTACATTCAGGCGTTTGAACATACCTGGTCGGGCGGGCATGGTGACATGCGGTATTCTCTGGAATTTGTACAGGCCAGGGACATCCTGATCTATACCGAAGAGGAAGCCAGGTCCAAGTCCAAAGGTGAAGTGAAAGTCCTGTCCGCCTCCCGATCGATGCCGCCAACAGCCAAGACACACACCGTCGTCAAGGGCGACACCCTGTACGGAATCGCCAAGAAGTATTTGGGGAGCGGATCGCGGTACATGGAAATCTACAACATTCCCGAAAACAAGAAGCTGATCGGCCCCGATCCGAACAAAATCAAACCCGGACAAGTGCTGCGATTGCCCGGCTAGGAGGTGGCGCGGTTGATCAACCTGGCTGATGTGAAATACGACCTTGTGGTTCTTCTGCCCGACGGTGACCGGCTTTCATTATCTGAATTGCTCAGCGGCCTCTCCTGGGAAGAACAATCCGGCGAGTTGGCTGCACGGTTGAAGTTCCGGGTGCTGAACCAGAAGCTCGGCTCAGGTTGGTTGATTCAGAAGTTGCCGCTCGGAGGGCGTGTCGTTCTCCGGTCTGACTGGGGACAAGGTATGCGGGACATTCTCCACGGAATCATTTTCGATTGGGAATATGAAAATGATTCCGTGGGTGTATTGTCCATCACCGCCTACGATATGCTGATATACCTGCTGCGAAGTAAGGACGATCGCTATTACCCATCTGGTACAAAGGCACGCGTCATCATAGAAGACATTGCGAATGCCTGGAAAATCCCGATCGGACAGCTCTCTGTGCCGGACATGGCGCTGTCAAAACAGGTATTTCGCGGGGAAACGATTGCCAGGATGCTCGATAAGGTGCTGGACCAGATCCGTCAGCGCGGCGGCGGCAAGCACATTATTCGCGCAGAAGGTGGGAAGATTCACGTCCTTCCCCTTGGCCAGAACAAAACGGTTTATCGGTTCGGTGCGGATCTGATCAGCCGCGTCACGGACAAACAGGACATTGAAGACCTGGTCACCCGTGTCAAAATTATTGGCAAAGAAAGCACGGAAGGACGCGCTCCGGTTATCGCTACGATGGATGGCAGGACGGAATTCGGTATTTTGCAAGATGTGATTTATAGTGAGCGATACGACACCGCAGCGGCGGCCAAAGCGGCGGCGGCGGAATTGCTGGCTGAACGCGGCGCACCTCGCAAACAGCGGACTGTCGTCGCTCCCGACCTGCCCTTTCTTCGGAAAGGTGACAAGGTGCATATCTCGGCGGCGACGCTGGACGGGTATTTCGCCATTGTCGGGATACAGCATGACGCGGAGACGCGCAGTATGGTCATGGAGGTCGAGAACCTATGAGCAAAGGGGTGAACCGTCTGGCGCAAGCGATCGATGCCAGGACGGCAAAGAAGATGACCGTACCGCCGTCGATTGACCTCGGAACCATCGGTGAGGATAGCAGTCTGAAACTGGATCAATTCGGGCCTGCCCTGCCCCGGAGCGCATACCTGATTGCGGAATGGATGGTTAATGCCACCAGTGATGGCGACCCGAATTTGGAGCTGCAGCTTTCTCTTGTGCTGAAGCCGGGAGACCGGGTACTGGTTCTGTGGGTGCGGGATGATCCGGTGGTCATAAGCAAGGTGGTGCCTGCTGATGCCTGACTTGTATCCGACTTTTGAGGTTCCCGCGTTGGTCGAAACGGAATCCCGCACAGCGGTCCAGTATCCGAAGAGCTGGCTGTTCGATATGGAGAAGGGAGATTTTGTTCTGGATGGTTCTGGTCGTATTGTCGAGGCGGACGGTCTGACTGCGTGGGCCCAGTGGTGTGTGAAGGCGGTGTCGACGATCCGGCTCGCATATCTGGCCTACGGGCCAAATTACGGGTGTGATTTGGGATATGTTGAGCGCCAACCAAACCGAAAAGCAGCGGAAGCGGAACTGGAGCGGGTCATCACGGAAGCTTTGATCGTCGACCCCCGTACTGAAGCGATTCGTGATTTCGCTTTTCGCTGGACTGGCGATGAAGTGTATGTGTCGTTCACGGCCGTCCCTGTCATCGGTGATGCTCAACGCCTGGAGGTGAGACTAAATGGCGGCTGAACTTCCTGAATACCTCCGAGATCAAACGGAAGAAGCAATTCGGAATCGGATGCTGGAAGCCATTCCTGACGACATTGATAAATCGGAAGGGGGCTTCATATGGGATGCGCTCGCTCCCGCTGCAATTGAACTCGCTCTGGCCGCCATCTGGGCGCAGGAAGTGTTGCGACGCGGATTCGCTACGACAACGTTCGGTCCATACCTCGATTTGCGGGCTGAAGAACACGGATTGACGAGGAGACCCGCGACCAAGGCGACGGGAATCGTGAAGTTTTCCGGAACAGCGGGAACGATGATTCCAATGCATACACGGGTCAGCACGTCCAGCACGGAATCCTCCCCTGCTGTCGAATTTCAGACGGATCAAGATGCGGAGATACCATCGAGTGGATACGTGAATGTTCCGGTAACGGCCGTGGAAGCTGGTTCGGCGGGAAATGTGAGCGCCGGCGCGATACGTTTTCTCGCCGAGCCCATAAACGGAATTACGGGGGTAACCAATGAATCGGGGACTTCCGGCGGGCTTGATGAAGAGGATGATGCATCCTTATTGGCGCGGTATCTGCAACGGGTTCGCAGTCCTTCCAGCAGTGGGAACATAGCGGATTATATTCGCTGGGCCAGTGAAGTGCCAGGTGTAGGCGGTGTATCGGTCGTGCCGGTGAAATACGGTCCCGGAACCGTGTCTATCGCCATCATCGGACTGGACAAGCGCCCTGCTCCGCCGGAATTGGTTTCGGCTGTCCAGGATTACATTGCCCCGCCGCATCGGCTTTCGGAGGATGCTGTGAATATGACAATCGGCGGGGACGGTACATCGATTGACGGCTCAGCTGTCATGATGACGTACGCCACAAGTGGTCCCGGAACGATAAGGCACTCTCTGCATCCCATCCTACCTCAGCTCGGCATCTGGCGGTTGAAGGTCGTCGCCAAGGTCGATGACACATCCGGAACGAGCGATTTATTGCAGCTCGGTGTCTGGAACATTTCGGGCTCCGGTTGGGCGACAACAACGCCGACCGGGAGTGATCAGGCATTGGTGACGCTTCGGGCCAGCGACATGCAGACCGATTACATCGAACATGAGCTGGAGTTCTACTGGAACGGCCAAGATCAAATTGAACTGCGGATCGATCGTCTGACCTCGGATACATCGACTGTTGTGTGGGTAGAGCGGAGCGATTTTATCAGCGTCTTTTCCTGTGACGACGGGAATGGACTCGCGCCAGTTGGTGCCAAGGTGTTGGTTGAACCGGCGGCGGCTGTCTTGATCAGCGTCTCGGTTACTTTGACATATGCGACTGGCGTCAATCAAGATTCGGTCCGGCTTGCGGTAGAACAAGAGATCCAGGAATACATCGCGTCTCTTGCGTTTGCCGTGAACAATGACGTCATTTATACGCAGATCGGCAGCACCATCCTGGGGGTTCAGGGTGTCGTCGACTACGCCAATCTGCTGGTGAATGGCGGAACATCAAACATCGTGATCGGAGATCAGGAGGTCGCGGTGCCTGGGACGATTACGGTAACATGAGGTGACTGCGATGACATTTCCGATTACCAGTTTACGCGGTCAGGAGATGCTGCGGTACCTTCCCGGATACTACGAAGCGAGCCGTATCATGCGAGCGGTCTTACAGGCGCAAGGCGCTGAATTGGACCGGCTGCGCGGGGCGCTCGATGAAATATTGGATCAGTTCTACATCGACACGGCCACCTGGGGGCTCGACATCTGGGAGCAAATGCTTGCGATGCCACCTTCCGCCGACGAGACGCTGGAGGAACGGCGGG